ACGTTTGTAGATAAGGATGGTAATTTTTGTCAATATGGTCCTATGGATAAACGATGTCCTTATTATCCCATACCGGATGTTGAGCCCTTGTTACAGAGAAATACGCAATATATTGGTCGTGATGTGACTGCATTTACACCAAAGTCTAAGACACAGGTCCAGGAGACGCCCTATAGGGAGACATTTTTGCCTCTGGTACGTGAATTGGGCATAGATGAGTTGAAGGTAGCTCCAAAGTTCGACTACAGACCTAAGAGGTATTTCCTGGACAAATTGGGTAATATGCGCAATTATGATGTGCATGGTTATTTTAAACGGAGTTTTGAAGCTTTGTGTGCCCATATCATACCCAAGCTAAAACAGTGTGAGCCACATTTAGAGAAAATTTTAAAGCCATTAGATATACATGCAACATTAAACGGTATACCACAAGTTCAATATATAGACTCTATGAATATGAGCACGAGCGCCGGGCGACCTTATAACGTTATTAAGCGTTCGGTTTTAGAATATGATGGCGCTGTGTATAAATTGAAACGTAAGCAAATGGATGATCACCAACGCTATTTGAGGATGCTTGCTGGCGGTGAGAGAACAAATTTACCATTTAAGGCTTCCTTGAAAGATGAACCACTTGCCCAGGACAAGAATTTACCTACGGGTAAAGGACCTAGACTATTTATGTGCTCAAACTTAGATTTAACGATTTTGATACGCATGTTTTTCCTACCTTACGCACGTGTTGCTCAGAGGAATCCTTTTTTGTTTATGTCTGCCCCTGGAATGAATGCGGAGTCTTCTCAGTGGTATAGATTATATAATTTCTTAACAAAGTTCGGCTGGGACAATATAATGGCTGGTGACTATAAGGGTTTTGATATTTCTATGATGACTATAGTCACGCATTATGCTTTCTTATTTAAGATGGCTATATTGTTCTCAGCTGGCCAATATACAGTGGAACATAAAAGGATATGTTATGCGCTCATGTTCGATATTATAAATCCTAATTGTGATATAGATGGGGATCATTTTATATTATATGGTTCCAATCCTTCTGGCCATCCACTTACTGTTCACACCAATTGCTTAGCAAATATCTTTTATGTCATGTACACTTGGCAGCGTGGAGGCGGCGAATTAGGCGATTTTTTCCACAAAGTGGCCCTCATGACTTATGGTGACGATAATATAATGGGAGTGTTTGAGGCACAGATCCTAAACTACAGTACAATGGCC